TAACGGATTGATAAGCTTGCTGCCGATGTACCTAAATAATTGCTGTATTCCACTTTGGATTTGAAACCATATGCTTCAATGATCCGGTCCAATACTTTAGCACCACCAGAATTAAAATTAATACTCATATTAAATTAAGCCTAGATTAAATAAAAGATAAAAATATAATTGACATTAAGCTAAGCTTAATGATAAATTATATTAAGTTTAATTTTACACATAAATACACATAATTACACATAAGCATATTTATGCTAGGAATAATGCACTATGATGACAACAATTTCAATCACTATTTCTGCTCCTTATGTCACGGTGGATGAATTTGCCCGTGTTTCGGGTATGAATCCCCGTACTGTTAAAAAATATGTCCATGAAGGATTGCTGCCAATTCGTAAAAAGAAGATCACCGGTAAGCATGATCGTTCAACCACCTTAATTAACATGACTGCTCTGACGCTTGAAGGGGCGAAAGCATTTAATCCTGAATTAAATTTGCAGGAGCATTGATATGAAACGATCTATCTATTTAAGTCAAAAAACGACCACTGAACCAGTAGTTATTTTAATTGCAACCAATAGACATAATCCTAATGGTTGGATAGAAAAAAGTAACGGTAAAGCCATTAAATTATGGCCAGTTAAGCATCGCTAAAACTAACTTAATTCAATTTAAATGCCTTTGGCTTTTTCGAAAGACATGGCTCTTTTTTGGATCTCACGACAGTCAAGGTAGGAGTAGCGATGAATAATATTGAGCGGTCTCGTCAACTTGAACATATCAGGCGGTTATATCAACTGATTCATGGCCATCGAAGTTTGGTGCGCAGTAATTTTAATCGGTTAAAACCCGGACAAAAAAGGTTGTTATTAGCCGCCGCGGGAATCACACCTTTATATGCAGGATTCTCATCTTCAGCGCGTAACCTTAATTATGATCTGCTGAATGATGAGGAAATAGACCATTTAGAAATCGGACTTCGCCGTTTGCAAGCCATCGTTGATGTTTTTGCCCACTGCGAGCCTCAAGATTTTACCAAACAATAATAACTAACCAGATGAGGAAATATGATGTATTTAAACAATATCACTCAAAGTAAATTACAAGATTTAACCGAGCAAATTAAACAAGAAACCGAGCAACGACTTTGTGATCGCTATATCAGCCGTTTAATGCAATTAGGCGGACATATTGTTGATAAGGGTTTAACCGCAAGCGAAGTAAATGAACTCCTTTATCAAGAAGGGCAAAAGCTTCGTAACCAAAGCTATGAGACTGAAGCCTAATGCGAGATATTATAGACCAAGCTAACGATTTGGCTCAACTTGAACTGGATAATCTACTTGCTAATCGCCAAGTTTTTAAGGGTGAATCAGCAAAGGATTGTATAGAGTGTGGTGAGCCAATCCCAGAAAAACGCCGACAATTGTTAAAAGGTTGTCAACTGTGCGTGGATTGTCAAAATCTAAAAGAACAGTTTGCTAAACGATAATTGCGACCGAGAATTTATGACTAGCCAATGCCAATCTTTCTCCTTGCCGGCTATTCCCGCTAAACATAAACACTCTTTATTATTAGCGATGCGTGATTACTATGAAAATATTGGCCAATATAAAGCGAATAAAAAAATAGTCAGAACGCCAATAGCACAATATGATTGTGGAAAAAAAATGCCACAATCTTTAAGCTATAATGAAATTAAATTGTGGCAAGTAGATCAGGATGACCACCCATTTCGCGCGCAATATTTTGCTGATTTACCTGATTTTTTAGCCGGTTATTTTGCCGATAAATATATTCATCTGTTGCAAAATGAGGGCCGCAAAGCCGCCAATAGTTTTTTACGGCAAACTTTGGGTGGTAATATTCAATCACGGTTATCACAAGTCAAAGCTCGTTATCAAGCGGCTAGCCCTAGTGCCTTAGCGATTAATTTTGCTGATGAATTTGCTCAATTAGCGACTTTAGGCACTAAAAAGTTGGCCAATTTAAGTGTTGAAATAAGTAATTATCTGAATAAACACATTCAACGTTGCCTTGCAGATCAGGACTTTTGCTTAACCGCTAATCATATTGAAAGCGATAGTTTGGAGCAGAAACTTTATCGTAGCGTTTTAAAAGAACTAAGCGGTATCAACATTCCCCCACCCTATTTGAACGATTTTAATCATAATAAATTAACCAACGAAAACTGCATTAAGGCATTGGCTAAAATAACCAATCATGAATGGTGGCAGCGTAAATTAAAGACGCGTCGAGATTTTGAGCATGAGCATTTAGCCATTGCTGTAGGTCAAGTACAAAAAAAGGCCTCGCCGTATGCTAGCCGTAGCTGTCAAATGGAATGGCAAGAGCAAAAACGTCGCAATCAAAAATATTTGGAGAAGATGGCAATAGAAAATCCAGAAACGGGCGAACAGATTCCTCTTGATTTGCAAGTGTATAAATCAATTGCTAATCCGGCTATCAGACGGGTAGAACTGATGACGCGGATGCGAGGTTTTGAGGATTTGGCCGATGAGCTAGGTTACCAAGGCGCATTTATAACCTTAACGGCTCCCGCCAAATATCACAGCGCGCATGCCAAAGGCGGTTTTGTCGAAAATTGGCAGGGCAACACACCTCGAGAAACACAAGCTTATTTATGCAAAGTCTGGTCACGTATTCGCGCTAAATTAAATCGTGAACATATTCAATTTTTCGGCTTTCGGGTTGCCGAACCGCATCATGATGGTACACCTCATTGGCATATTTTAATTTTTATGCGCCCAGAAGATATCCAAAAGGCTTTTTACACTATGTGGATCTATGCCATGGATGAAGATGGCGAGGAACAAGGTGCCGCCATCAATCGCTTTGAATTTAAGGATATCGATAAACAAAGAGGATCAGCAACCGGTTATATCGCCAAATATATTGCCAAAAACATTGATGGATATGCGCTCGAAAATGAAATAGATACCCAAACTGGCGAAAACTTAAAAGCGTCATCGAAAGCGATCACCGCTTGGGCTAGTCGCTGGAAGATTCGTCAATTTCAACAATTGGGTGGCGCACCTGTCAGTGTTTGGCGAGAACTACGGCGTTTAAAAAGCAAAAAAGTGACTGATGATATTATCGATCCGGTATTAGCGTCAGCTGATATTGGGGATTGGGCAGCTTATACCGCGCATCAAGGAGGACCATTAGTCAAACGTAAAGACCTTAAAGTCCGCCTGGCTTATGAAGATAAGCTGAATCAATATGAGGAGATCATCAAAAAAATAAAAGGCATCTATGCGCCAATTCATGGGATTGCATCGACTATTTACACCAGATTAACTAAATGGCGGTTAGTACCCAAGAGTAGCCTAAATAGTGTAAAGACCAATCAAGCATCACCATTGCGGGCGGAACGCACGCCTTGGAGTTCTGTCAATAACTGTACGGTTACTAATGATTGTGAACAACAAAGGCGAATCATCAAACAACAACTGAAAATTATCGGCTTAGCGGATAATGATTTCAATGTGAATCGCCTCTATTTAAGGGAGAGTATCAAAATCAACCCATATCAACATTTGATGCTAACCGACAGGCTCGATGGGCTGCATTTAATAATTAGTAACCATTCTGTCAAAAACCACTGTATCGACAGCCAAAAAATACCGCCAAAAAGGTTATATAAACATGAATTTTAATCTATTAAAAAAGCGCATTTAAATGATGGTTATTGAGTGCATAACTCAAAAAAATATCTTAATAAAATCAATAAATAAAGATTATTGATGATCTTAACGAATCTTTAAAAAAAAAGGACTTGATCGAATTATTAATTATTATATACTGTATATAAATACAGTGATACGATGATAGAGGTGATTAAAATGGATGAATTAGAAAAAATCAAAATAATTGAGCGAGCTGAATTACTTTCTCGCCTAATTACCGAATATATACATTTAAGAGAAAATGATAAGGACATAATATTGTTCTGGTTCCGCGATTTGCTCGAACCTTTAAAAGAACAGTTACCTCATAACTCTATTGAAAAACGAAATAATTCTTAACATTTTGGGATAGTTGACAATAATTCATGCCCCACTCATCTATAATCATCAACTATCCCCCATTTCTCTGCATAACCGTCTAAGGATTTTGAGGATAAGGTTTTCAATCGCCAAATAACCCATCTTTAAGTCATTAGCCAATAATTGCCTGGTCATGTAGTTACTGCCGCTAATTAACTTTCCATTCGCATTATTGCTATCCACTTTTTAAAGTGAGTTAACGTTTTAAATCCATAATAAATAAACGGTATTCATTGTCGAACGGCAAACGACAAATCATCATTAAAAGATAATGATAACATCATGATTATTATTGATTTTTTAAAGTTGTTTTTTAGCCGTTTAAGGCCTAATAATTAGGTTTAACAAGCAAAATACTGTATAATTAACCAGTTAAATTAACCCGCTTAATTCAACGAAATCTTAAGAAAAAAGGACAAAAAACATGGAAATAAAAAAACCTATTGTACAAAATTGGGATAAAACTGATCGCTTCTATTTTAGTGAAATTAAAGATGAAGATTTACTGTCAGCCCAAAACATTGCTTTATCTAACGAGCCTAATAACACTTTAAAAATTGATAAGGAAGGGCTGCTTTGCTTACCATCCTATATTATATTAGGGAGTGGGCGTTTTGAAGAGGACATGAAAGCTTATAAAAGACCATTTGAAGTCATTTTCCCTTGTTATAAATCTTTTTCTAAGGAGCAACTCAGATCAATTGGCAAGCAATATCAAATTTTTGTACGCTTTAATTCCTATTTAGCATGTGAAAAAACAAAATCTTTTCCTCAAAATATAACTCATTGTCTATATGAAGCTTACGGGAATCAAGTTGAGCCATCTTCTCTATTATACCTTCGTGAAGACTTTAAGATAAAACCGGCATCCTACCAAGAAAAAAGAAATATTATTTTCAACATTGTTAAAAGAGCAGACAACGAAGAGATTGAATACGCTATTTTTTCAATAAACAACGAAATTTATCCATTAAGATCTGATATAAACCTAGGTAATCAATATGCTTGGTCTTACTTTTCAATTGAGAATTTAGCTAGTATGACTGCAGACTTTAAACATTTTTATGAATATGAACTTTTTGCAGTCAAAAAGAGTTAAATAAATAAATAAATAAAGAAATAAATAAAGAAAGAAAGAAAGAAAGAAAGAAAATAACTAATAATTACACAACTAAGATTTATAAAAGGATGAAAATATGGCATTAGTAAAACCTTTCGTAATGTACAATAACCCACCTTATTCAGGCGGTTCCCTTAGAGTCCTTCGGGAAAATGATTTTATTCAACCAAATGTTATCCAACGAGACCCTAACCCACTTAACAAAATCTCTTTTGGTTATAATGGAATTCTTTACATGCCTGAAACATTAATTTTAGGTAAGGGATCGTTTTTACACGAAGGAATATTATTTGAAGGTAAAAATTCATCTTTACCTTTAGATTTTGATGTATCTATTCCAACTTTTTCCCGATATACAGCTGAGCATCTAAAACAAATTCATCTTTATTACAATATCATAATTAATATTAATTATTTTATATTTTTTGATAAGTCAGATGAGCCGGGACCTATCATTAATTTTATGTCTTGTAGAAGAGGAAAATCAGTTGAAAGAAAAGTAAAACTCAATAATCCACCTAGTCATTTGAAATCTGTAGATTATATCATAGGGACAGCGGAAAATATTAAAAGAGAAATGGAAAGTGATAAATTTCAATATAACTATAAAACTTATAAAAAATATCCAACCCGTTCTGAAATATTTATGGTTGATACAGATTCAGATGATGTTTTCGATAAAAATACTTTAGCCTATATGCTACGTTGCCGTATCGCACGTGTGTTAAATAGGAGCTCAGATTTGCATCCAAACCTATATTACCAATATGAAATTATCGCCCAAAAATATCGTGATTAATCATAAATTCTCAATCATAGCAAACGGCTTGATTTAAAAGCTAAATTCACCAATAACGGCTTAATTCACTAACCCAAATGGCTACCAAGCTGCAAAATTTTAACCCATATCTTGGTGGCCATGTCTATTTTGAGAATCAATTATGCCAATTAAAGATCCTGATAATGTAAACTGGTATGTGGTCATTTATTTGTTCATCATCACCGCGCTCGGTTCATTAGCCAATTACTTTTATAACGTTTTAAAAGGCAATAAATTCCGTATTGGTATCCTAATCGCCCAGATGTTAATTTCAGCTTTTGCTGGGGCACTGGCGATTTTAGCCGCAAGTTATTTTGATTGGCGATTTGAATTAGCGGGAGGAATAGCGGGCCTAGCAGGTTGGTCTGGCGCAACATTAATTAAAACTCTGGAAGAAAAATTAATTAAACATGCTAAAGGAGATAAACAACAATGAAATTAACCGAACATTTCTCATTAGAGGAATTTAGCTGTTCAACCACCGCAAAACGGTTAAAAATCGAGAATAAAATTCCCGATCACTTGATGGCAAATATTCAATTTACTGCCAACAAACTCGAATTAGTCAGGAAAGTTTTAGCCCATCCAATCATCATCACATCAGGCTATCGTTGCCCGGCTCTCAATACTCAGGTAGGTGGTTCGCCAACTAGCGCGCATACCAAAGGTCTCGCTGTTGATTTTCATTGTGCCTATGGTGATCCTAAACAAATCTGTCAACGTCTAATCGCTAGTGGTATCGAATTTGACAAACTTATACAAGAGCATAATCAATGGGTTCATATCCAATTCAACCCCACAGGTCATCGCCAACAGGTCCTTACGGCTATTAAACAAAACGGCAAAACTATTTATTTACCAGGATTAGTATGAATAAAACTAACTTCACAATCGCTTTCGCGTTTATCTTACTCATTTATATTATTGGCGATTTGCTGCATGATAAACAATCAGCACGAAATGAAGTGCAGCAATTATCTGAAAAATTAGGCCAATTAGAGCAAACAATTTTGAGGAACAATCAACTTATTGCCGACAATGAGCAAAATAAACAGTCATTAGAGAACCAATCATTGCAAAATCAGGAGCAGATTCATGGTCAACTCAAAGATAATTATTGCGCTAACCAGCTGGTGCCTATGCCTATCTCTGGTAGCTTGTACAACCGAGCGAAAAGTCTTCGTGACGCAACCAATACCCGCTAATTTACTCAATAATTGTCAGCCAAATTTACCGCCTAAGCCAATGACTTTTGGTGATAGCTTAAAATACAATGAACATTTATTGAATGTCATTGAAAAATGTAATGCGGATAAACAGACTATTCGCGAGATTAACAACACCGATAGCAATTGATTTTTGGTTAACTGATTGATAATACCTTTTAGCTTTGTATTTCAATTTGCCACAATTTTGCTTGATTGCTTAAAAACGATTTAGCAACGACCATAATCGTAACTAATTGTTTATAAAGAGTGACCCCCACATCTCGGCGGTTCAAAGGTTTTCAGATCGACAACTTTGTCTACCGCCGAGCCCTATTTTATTGATAAATCGGCGATGTCGCGGTTAACAATAAGTCAATAATCAACTTTGGAGTAATTGAAAATGATCGTCTATACCATGCAAAATGAAACCATTGATGCGCTAGCCTATCGAGTTTTTGGCATAACGGCAGGCATTGTGGAAATAATTTATCAAAATAATCCAAAACTATGTGAGCTACCGGCAATATTACCAATGGGCACCGAGGTCAATGTACCGGAAATGGTAGCCGAAAAAACTAAAAATACCATCAATTTATGGGACTAACTTAATGACAGAACCCACCAGTTTAACTTTTACCGCTGTTTTTAGTGCTTTTTCAGTATCAATGATTTATCCCAACATCGAAAACGGCATTATTTTAGGTGCACTTTGTGGTTCGATTTTATTAGTCATTAGTGAAGAACGCATCTCGGTTTTACGTCGTATCATCTTATTTTTTATCTCATTTGCTATGGGATTGCTGTTAGCTGAAATGACACTCTACTTATTGATACCCATTTTTCCAATCAGCATCCAAAACAAAATCCCACTTGGTTTAGGCGCCTTAGTTTCCTCGGCAATAAGTGTTAAATTGTTACTTTGGTTGATTAAAAAATTTGATGATCCAACTGAATTATTCAATATCTTTAAGGGTAAAAAATCATGATAACCACCACCCTCAATGCTATTTTTTGTTTAATGATTGCTGTGCGATTATTTACCTTTGACCACCACAATTCTCGCTACAAAGTTGTATACAGTTGGTTAGCATGGTTAATGATTGTCTCGAGTGTCGCCGTTTGCTTATTTACTTTTTTCAATCTATCACATCGCGCTTATCTGGCGCAGATTGTGATGAATCTAACACTATTACTCTGCTTATTAAAAAGTAAAGGAAATATCGGTACGCTTTGTCGAAAACCAAAATCGAGCAAAAAAAGAAAATCATCATGATTATTCACAACATTAAAGGATTTATATGAAAAAAATTAATCAATTAAAGCAATATTTACTTGAACGTAATCTGCTCAATAACAGTACAGCAGGCACCCATCAATTTACCATCAAAGACGGCTTCATTGAGCCCTTCTCAGTCGACAATTCGGGATTCCAATACCATTTCACATTGACGATAAGTTTAAGCGCTTATTGCTATCCTTTTAATGAGTTGATCGCTAGCATTGTCAGTTGGATGCAAAATAATCAACCTGAGGCATTGATTAACACCCAGTCTCGTCAACAAGCAATTAAATTTAATTTGGATAATATCACTGACAACCAATGTGATTTAACCATTGAATTAAAATTATCGGAACGGATCAAGGCGACAAAAAAACAAGATAAACTGGAATTTGATTCGTTATCAGATCGGCTAATTCTGCAAGAACCGTTAGAAAAGTATGGCCATAAATAACTTTTACTTGGCTTAACCAATAAAATGGGCTGACATTAATATTTTAAATTTGCTGTCTAAAAGATGATTTGAAGGGGTTAAAAACCCCCGTTGCTCAATTTTTTCTGAGCTAAAAATATGCTCTCTCAAAGTTTTAACTAAAAATTCATAGATCAACAAACATTTAGTTAATAATTGCAGATTATAACCATGGTTCTAAACTTCTGCTTGATTGAGCAACTAGCACAATATTTAGATAAACCATTGAATTCTAATAAACAAGATATGATCTGGTTAAAAACGCTTATTGAGGTAGTTATTATCTATTTAAAATGGATTAGTTGAATTTAACTAACCCATTTTACTAATCGAAAACTAACGCTTAAAATCGACAACACTAAATTAGCCATAATAAGACATTAAAAATAGAACGAGCGAACTTAATACAGCCTACACGGCAGTGAACCTTGAGTAGGTTTTGAAATACTATCATTTAAATTTCTAAACTACCTACACGGCAGTGAACTAATTGCCATAGCCATTAATTGCTGTTGTGTATTTCTAAACTACCTACACGGCAGTGAACTCCAGAACTCAGGCAAAGGCGTTCATGTCTGATTTCTAAACTACCTACACGGCAGTGAACTTCGAGGGATATCAAAAGAAGATGGGCGATTATTTCTAAACTACCTACACGGCAGTGAACTTTTTCTGTTAGCGTCTCCGATTTAGTCGAAATTTCTAAACTACCTACACGGCAGTGAACTTATTTCAAACCGTCGCAT